TTTGGATAAATTTTACTGACAGCCTTTGATGCTGACTTTAAAATGGAATGGACCGTCTAGCCAAAAGGCGAAGCGAGATATTTCATTAGCATTCATTAAAGAAAGCGAAATAGCGTTGATTTAAATGAATGTATCATAATAACATTACTATAAAAACAAAGAGGGGTAATTATGTTGCGTACACAATTTGAAGAAGATCTTAATAAACTTCATAATCAATTTTACTCAATGGGCACGCAAGTTTCTGCTCAATTGAATAAGGCCGTTCGTGCCTTTGTTAGCCATGATCGTGATTTGGCTGAACAAGTCATTGAAGGCGACCATGCCATTAATGACCAAGAAAAAAGTCTTGCGATTTAAGAACAATCATCACCGTTCTAAAAGCATCATCTGACCTTGAGAGAATGGGTGACCACGTTGCATCTATTGCTAAGGCAACCATTTCACTTAAAGGTGAAGAAAGAATTCACGTGGTTGAAGAAGATATTAGCTTACTCGGTGAAAAAGTTAAATCTATCGTTGATGCTTCACTCAATGCTTATATTCAAGGCAATGATAAACGGGCTCATGAAATTGCTGAACAACAATATGTCATCAAAAGTATGAGTCATGAAATTCAAGAAAAAATTCTTGACGGAATGAAAGAAAACTCTGAAACAGTAACAACAGGTAAAGAATACTTGTTGACACTGGTTTACTTAGAACGAATTACCGGTTATGCGGTCAATCTCTGTGAGTGGATTGTTTACTTGAATTCTGGAAACATTATTGAACTGTAAAATAAAAAGTTACTGACAAGAATTGCTGTCATAGGATAGTCGTTTGTACTTTAGTACATTACGAATATCCTGGCAGTTCTGTCAGTAACTTTTTTTATTGCTCATAATCAATTTCAATGACTTGGTGGGTCAGATATTTATTTTCAGCAAAGTCCATTTTGATGACATAGGGCATCTTTCCAGCTAAAGATTGAAAATCTTGAAACTGAAAGTCTGGTTGATAAAAATTTAAAATGGTAGAAAGAGAAGTACCATGTGTTCCGATTGCAACTTTTTGATTTTTAGAAGTTGTTAAAATCTGTTCAAGGGCTGAAATATTACGATTTTGAACTTCACGTAAGGATTCTCCATCAGCAAATTTATAATCAAAATCATTCCATTGTCGCTTAGCAAAGGGCCAAAAATCAGCTATTTCATGGCCAACATTTCTTTCTCTAAAATCAGAAATGAGTTGAATTTCAAGATTCTTAGAGTGAGCAAGAGGATTCAGGGTACGAATAGAACGTTGAAATGGACTGGAAAAAATTTGCTCGATTGATACATTTGCAAAAGCATCGGCCAAGATAAGTGCGCGTTTTTCACCCTCGGCAGTCAGCGGAACATCCATATCGTCATAGGCTGCATTATCTCTAAGAGAATGTCGAATAAAATAAACTTCAGTCATGTGACCCTCCTTTTTGATGTTCTAGCCTTCTAAGATTTCAATTCTTAAAGGCTGTGTGGAAATTTCTGCTTGCCCTCCCAGAGGAAAAGTAAAAATAGGTTGAGTATGTCCAAAATCGACATCATAGACGACTGGAATTGTTTTTAAGTGGGGATATTTATCTAAAATAAAGTGTAAAATTTCCTCAGTCATCCCCTCTTCCTTAGGAAAACGACCGATGACAAGCCCAGCAATATCTGGATAAATTTGCAGAAAATGAGCTAATTCTCGGTCCCAATCATAGAAATCTTCCTGCTCCGCATTTTCTAAAAAAGCAATTGGGTGACTGGATTTGACTTGAGCACTGGTTCCTGTCACAAGCATCAAGGTATTTAGATTTCCGCCAATAATTTCCCCTGTCGCTTTGCCATGGTTATATATTTTCCAAGCAGCAGGCAGAAGATGACGAGCTTGAGTGGGGTCATACCAAGCATCACTCGTGTAAAAATCGCTGGCATTTAAAGAATAAGTTGACTGACCAGCGACTGCATTTTTCCAAGAATTAGTTTGAAAGTCTTGTAATTCATCCATTAAAAAGGCGATATAACCTGGACCATAGTAAGTGACCAAGCCAGTTTTAGCGAAAATCGCTTGGTGAAGAACAGTGATATCAGAAAATCCACAGAAAATTTTAGGATTATTTTTTACAATGTTCCAATCAATATAAGGAAGAAGTTCATTAGAGTTAAAGCCACCAATGGTACATAAAACAGCTTTAACATTAGGGGCTGAAAATGCTGCATGGAAATCTGAAAGTCGTGAATTAATCGAACTTGATTTAAGCAAATCATTTTCTAAAATATGCTGACCAAAAGTAACCTGATAACCAAGTGCTTCAAGACGAGCTTTTGCTTTTAATTTATCTTCAAATTTTCCAGTCCGAGTCAAAGAAGAACTAGGTGAAATCACACGGATTTCATCCCCTTCTTGTAATTTTTTAGGAAATATTTTATTCATTTATCAAAGCCCTCCGTCAGTAAATTGAACTAATTATAGCATTTACTGACAGCATTGTCATCAAAAATATTTAAAGATTTTAATTTAGGATTATATTTTGAAAGTTACTGACAGAAATTTCTGTCAGTAATATTAAACAAAAAAATCTACTAACAAGCCCAAAAAATTTCTGTCAGTAGATTTTTTTATTATTTAATTACTTCAAGTCCACCCATATATGGACGAAGAACTTCAGGAACAGTGATTGAGCCATCTTCATTTTGATAATTTTCAAGAATAGCAGCCACAGTACGTCCAACAGCAAGTCCAGAACCATTCAAAGTGTGAAGGAGTTGAACTTTACCATCTTCGTCACGATAACGAATTTGGGCACGACGGGCTTGGAAATCTTCACAGTTTGAACATGAAGAAATTTCACGGTAAGTATTTTGTGCAGGAATCCAAACTTCTAAATCATAAGTTTTAGCGGCAGAGAATCCCATGTCACCAGTTGATAAAGCTACAACACGGTAAGCAAGACCCAATTTTTGCAAAATATTTTCAGCGTTTGCTGTCATTTTTTCAAGTTCATCATAAGATTGGTCAGGTTTAGCAAATTTAACCATTTCAACTTTATGGAATTGGTGCAAACGAATCAAACCACGAGTATCACGACCAGCAGAACCTGCTTCAGAACGGAAAGATGGACTCATTGCTGTGAATTTGATTGGCAATTCTGCGCCATCCAAAATTTCCCCACGATAGTAGTTAGTCAAAGGAACTTCAGCAGTTGGAATTAAAACAAAACCACGATCATCTTTCAATTCAAAAGTATCTTCTTTAAATTTAGGATATTGACCCGTTCCAAACATTGACTCTTGATTAACCATATAAGGAGTAATCATTTCAGTATAACCTTCTTTACCGTGCTCATCAAGCATGAAGTTATAGAGTGCACGTTCAAGTCTTGCGCCAGCACCTTTGTAGAAAAGGAAACGTGAACCAGTGACTTTACCACCACGTTCCCAATCCAAAATTCCTAAATCTTCACCCAAATCCCAGTGAGCTTTAGGTTCAAAATTGAAAGTTGGAGTTTGACCAACACGACGAACCTCAACATTATCATCTTCATCAGCACCAATTGGTGTACTTTCATGAGGAAGATTTGGCAACATGATAATGATTTCATTCAAGTTTTCTTCGATTTCAGCAAGTTCAGCATCAATGGCTTTGATTTCAGCAGAAACTTTTTGCATTGCAGCAATTTGTACGCTGGCATCGCCTTTTGCACGTTTTACTTGAGAAATTTCATCAGAAACGCTGTTACGTTCAGCTTTCAAAGCCTCAGATTTTACAATGAGTTCACGACGTTTAATGTCTAAGTCATGAAGTTTTTCAAGTTTCTCTTTTTCAACACCACGAGTGGCTAATTTTGCAGCAACACCGTCAAAATCAGCACGAATTTTTTTAATATCAAGCATAAGCTCTCCTTTATTTTTATATAAAACTTACTGACAAGAATATTTTAGAAAAAGTTCTGTCAGTAGAAAAAAAGCACCCAAATTCAAAAAGAATTAGGGCGCGGTAATCGCACGGTTCCACCTAAATTATCTATTTATTTACTGACGAAAACTGATATTCAAGCTGTCAGTAAAAATAGAACTCAAGTCGCTTGTAACGTAAGCAGACGTTCTCATTTTCATGAGAAAATTAACAGAAGTAGAAAGTCATTATTTCATTTTACTTGTTTTCAGCACCACAAGCTCTCTAAAAAAATTTAATAAGACCCATTTCTAGATTCATTTTACCATTTTGTGAATTACTTTGTCAAAAATTTTTAAAATCATCATTTTAAAATCAATCATTACTTTTTGAAAGCGCGACGGAAAGGGTCAAGCAAACTAGGTGCTCTGACAATATTTTCTTTACCCACATATTCAGCAACTTTTTTCAAAATAGAACCGGAATCCTTAGAAGAAAATCGTACCTTAGCTTGAGTATCCAAAATCAAAGAAAACTGCTGCCCAAGTTTTCCACTGATTGAAACATCAACTTCGGCGCTTTTAATACTTGACCAAGTAAAGAAAATATTTTGTCCTCGGCGTGGATTTTTATATTCAAATTCAAAACCAGCATCACCCAAGATAATTTTTCCATTTTCAACCACACCTAAATAGGCTGTTCCTTTTGTTTCATAAAAAATTTCAGAATTATTAGTTGCCAAAATCGCCCTCATTTCGTTTATACCTGTATTATAACATATCTATATTATATCAAGAACTAAAGAAGATAATAAAAATAGGCCCAACGAGGGATATGGTTTAAAGAATAAATATAAAAATGTTATCATTAGATTATAAGAAAAAACTAATAAAGGAGGTAAAATGACTTTAATCGGAGTAAAAATTGATAGACTATTTCTCAGAGATCTATTCATACTACTAGTTGGTGTAGGCCTTTATATTCTCTCTATTCAACTTTTTGTCGTTCCTAACGCGATGGCTAGCAATGGAATCGCAGGATTTTCAGTATTTATTCACTTTGTTTTCGGAATGAATCCAGCTTTGACTTTTTTTGCAGTCAATATTCCACTCTTTCTTTTGAGTTGGAAACTACTTGAGCAGCGGGAATTGTTACTGACCATTCCTGGAGCGCTGGCCATGAGCGGATGGATGATGATTTATGAAGCCATAGGAATTACTGGCTTTCAAATGGACTCATTGATTACTGTGGGAATTATAGACGGAATCCTCTCAGGAATTGGTGCAGGTTTAGTTGTTCTATCACAAGGAACATTTGGAGGCTCTATTCTACTTGCGCGACTTTTTGAAAACAAGTGGAAAGTGCAAATAGATAAAACGCTCTTTGGTATTGATATTGTAGTTATGCTATTAGCAGTCGTGACTTATCTTGCCCTTCCAAATTTTTTTGTCACACTCTTATCTTGTTACATCTTCAGTAAAGTCACACGTTTCATCGGACGACCCTCATACCGCCAACAAATTTTACAAAAAGTTGGATTAATAAAAAATGAGTCAAGCTGTTCTTGCACAACTAATGAATGTTCTTGCTCTAACTAACAAAAAAATCCCAGATTGGGACTACATTTGAAATTACATGAAAATAAGTGAATAAGAAAACCGCTATATTATGCGGTTTTTATCGTTTTGTTTTCACTTGATTTTATATACTCTCAAAAGTTTGGGGACAAATTAGGGTCAACTAGGGTCAGAGATTATCAAAAATTCCACGGATGACATCATTGTTTTCTTGTTCCATTTCTTTTAATTGATGTGTATAAACTTTTAACGTGATATTCAAATTTTCATGACCTAATAATTTGGAAATGGTTAGCAAATCTACACCCTTATAAATTAAATATGATGCAAAGGAGTGTCTCAAAGAATGGGGGTGGACATTCCTTTGAGTAATTTTTTTAAGTGTTTTATTTAATTCTAAGTTGGTCAAATTATAAATTACTCTATTGTACTTATTTTCATTCCAGTGTTCATTTTTATAGGTTTTGAGAAGTTTAATAGTTTTAGGAGATATAGGAATTTTACGTTTTGAACTTTCGTTTTTTGTATCTGCAAAGCGATTTGTAAAACTGTAGTCCCAAGTTTTTTGAATGTAAATCTCCTTATCATCGAAATTGACATAATCCCATGTAAGACCCAAAAGTTCTGCAAACCTCATTCCAGTTACTGCAGTTAAGTAACAAGCGAAATAACTAGTTATCTCTATGTTTTTTTCAGTGATTTCTAGGAGCTTTAGATATTCATCAGCGTGCAAATATTTTTCTTCAACTGGACGGGCTGCTAGTTTTGATTTAGCTTTTGTAAAGTCGGCAAAGTTTTCGCTAATAAGTTTTTCATGAACGGCAATTTTCATGGATGCTTTCATTTGATGAAAGAACTTATCCATTGACTCTTGGCGATAAATTAACCCCATTTTGTTTAGCACAGATTGATAAAATGTAGGGGTAATTTCAGCGATTGGTTTATCTTTGATATATTTATCGATTAATTTTAGAGTACGCTTATATGTTCTCCATGTGGCTTCTGATACATGAGGTTTTTTGTAAACCGTAGCCCAATGTTCAAAAAAATCATAGAGAGAAATCTTATTGTCAAATTCTGAATGGTTATTTAATCGTTTCTTTGCTTCATCAGCTGCAGCTTCGGCTTCTTTTTTTGTTTTATATCCACCCTTTTCAAACTTTTTATATTCTCCATTATTATCTTTATACGAAAGTCTGAATTGCCATGTCTTACCACGTTTTCTAAAATTTGCCATGATTTGATTTTTACTCACTTTCTTGCTAAAATTGAGTACAGTAAAACACCATCATAACGATGTTGATTATACTATACTAGATAAAAGCCGTTCTCCGCTCGCCAAAGTAGGAACGGCTTTTTTATTTATTAAGAATTAAATTTAGATTTGCTTGTAATTTGACCTGTGGTTTTATCATATTGGATAGTGATGCTTTGAGTTTCACCTTTGAGCCATGAGATAGAAGTCCAGTTTGCCAATACAGTTGTTTGATCACCGATGCTTGATTCTGAAGTTGTATCAGGTTTACCAACTTTTGCTTCAATTTCAGCATAAGGAGTACCGCCAGAGTAAGACAAAGTCCCATCATTGTTGATGTTGGTTTGTGCAGATGTAATAGAATCATAAATCTCTTGTGTCCATCCTGATTTTGGTTTTTCAGAAGAACTAGAAGAACTAGAAGAAGTTTTAGCTTGGCTAGAAGATTCAGATGTTGCAGTAGACTTAGAATCTGATGAATCTTTATCTTTGTCTTTACCGCCTCCTCCAAGTGCGCTACCGATAACCGCAACCACGATTACTACAACAATCCAAAACCAAATTCTTTTATAAATTGGTTTTTTAGCTTTAGGAGTTTTTCCATTTTTCATAATTTTATACTTCCTAACCTAGCTTTTAACGAGATTCGAGATATTGCTCGTAGTTTTTTATTTGAATAAATCCCACAATAAAAATGAGGTCTTTTTATAAACTTTATTATAAGCAGCTTTTTTCGGATTTTTAATCCAACCCATGCCCTTTTTCCCATAACCAGGAATGAGGGCTTTTTTTACTTTACGTTTATATTTTGTAGTTGTTCTAGCTTTTAAACTTTTTGTAATGCTAGGCTTTCTCATCCCAAATTTCATAAAATACCTCCTTAAATTACACTTTGGGAATTAAATTTTGAGTTTAAATCCAAAAGTGTACTCATAACTAATGATTCCCATTTGTGGTCAATATGACATGCATCCATTATACTATAAACGTTCCAACTTTCTGGTTCATCATCGGTACTATCTAAATAATGAGTTACTTGATATTGAACCTCTTCTTTATCCCATGATTTAATTTTTGATTTTAAAACGATAATTTTAGTTAGCTTTTCTGGACAACCTGTTATTTCGATAAAACGATTTATATCTTCAACCGTTCCAGAATTTTCCTCAAACATATCCCATAGAAGAAGAATGGCTTCTTTGTCAGCAATTTTTTCGCAAGGATTATCCCAATCATTATCTGAGTGACGGATTATATCTTTATTTTTAGCATGAATATATTCGTGACATATTTCGAATGCAGTTGCTCTTTCTATATCTATGATTCCCCAACCATATTTATAAGAGATATAAGCACTTGCACCACTCAATTTTTCGTATTTAAGTTCAATACCTAGATTTTCAATTTTAACAATTATAATTTCTAGTAGTTCTTTACCTGTCATAAACTACCGCCCTCTCTTTAATTTATAATCAATCAGATAGTTTATGAGCAAATAAACGACGGATAATTTCTTTATCCTCTTCTGGAATAGGTTTGCCACCAACTGACAAAACGCTATCCCAGTCAAAATCTTTAGGTTTATTAGCCAATTCAGCCAAATCAACTGTTTGATTTTCAGGTTCAGTCGTATCACGTCCTAACAGATAGTCAACCGAAACATCAAAGTAATCAGCTATTTTTGCTAAATCCTCACCTTTTGGTTTACGAGTTTTCCAACCATAAATAGCATTTTCGCTGAGACCGATATCTATTGCAACTTTTTGTAAGCTAATTTTTTGGTTATCAGCTAAATTTTTTATTCTTTCAAACGTAGTCATATCAAGCCTTTCAAGGTATCACAAAAAAACATTTTATAATTTTGAATAAAACACTTGACAATGTTTATGAATTTGTATAAAATAGTTTTTGTAAAGATAAATAGTTATTTTTATAAACGAAAGATAAAGAAAACCTAAATAAATACTAATGAACAACGCCGCCAAGCAAGTTTTATAAAGTGTTTATAGGCTCTTTAACTATGCTCTTATTTTATGACATTGAATAAAAAAAGTCAAGAGGTAGCTATTAAAAATAATAAAAATACTTTGCTAATACTTTGAAAGGAGTGAAATATGACGGAAATTGCACTAGAAAAAATGCGAACAGCAGTGAATAAATACCGTAAAGAATCTGGTATTTCTATTAAAACATTAGCATTTGCACTTGATGGAATCAGCGAACAACAATTGAGAAATGCACTCAATAAAACCGATGGCGGGCCAAAAGCGGTTGAAATGCTTGCTAAGTTAATGGAAATTTATCCTATTAAATTTAATTAGTAAGGAGAAATCATGCAAAGAAAAAATCTAAAAAATGATACTGACTATCCGTTAATTATGACTCGAGAACTAGCAGCTGAATTTATCGGAGTAAGTGGGAACACTTTTGATAAGTATTACCGCTATGAACATAATTTCCCAGTTGTGAAAAATGGAGATGTTGAAGAAGCTTTCCCACGGGACCCCATCATTAAATGGATTGCGGAAAATTGGCAATTATTGGAAAAAAGGAGAAAACGATGAAAAACACAATTTTAACATCAAGAGAAGCAGATGCTGTACTTCAAACTGCTCTAATCGATGGTGCAAAGTGGATTATCACACGAACAAGCGATACAGTGCTTTATCAAGGCAAGACAATGAACTTTACGCCACTTAGAAGCGGTGGAGTATTGTTGGAGGTTTACTAATGGAAAAAGTAATTACGCACACCGGTGAAACTATTCAGCAGCACAGCGTTGAGTGGTACAAAGAAAAATTTTCAATTTACTCAAAAGATGAACTTCAAAATTTGTTCATCCCTCAACTGTATGAATGGTCAAATGCTTATAAAGCAGCGGTTGAACTGACAAAATAAAAAAGCCCGCACGGGAATGCGGACTAAGACGTGATATACATCTTTATATATTTTTATACATAGATTATATCACGTTTCAACAAAAAATAGAAACGGAGAGTATTAAATGACAGAAGAAAAACAACCGTATAAAGTCACAAATGACAGCGAACTGAACTGGGCGCTTGGTAAATATAAAGAACATCAAATCCAACGTGACGAGTACGAGATTCAAGCTGAAGAATCAAGAAAAGCTATCGAAGAAAAATATAATGCTGAATTGTATGAAATTGAACAACGTCGCTTAAAACTTCAAGCTGAAGAACAGAAAGACATGGATTATTTCAAAGGACTTGCTGAACAATATTATTTAACTCTTGATACAGAAAGCCCTAAGAAAACAATCAATGGTAGCATTCGGTTTTCAAAAAAAGAAAATGTTTCTTATGACGATAATTTGCTCTCAGAGCTTAAAGAAAAAGGGCTCAACAAATTCATCTCTGTTAAGACTAAAACGACTGAGAGCGTCGATAAAAATGCGCTTAAAGCTTTTGTGAAAGAAGGCGGTCAGCTTGTATCGGAAGACGGCGAAATTGTTGAAGGTTTCAAGCTCGAAAAAACAGAAGAATTTACAGTGAAAGTTTGAGGTTTAGATAATGGAAATTAAAAAAGCGTCAGAATTAGAAAAAGGAAGTAATTTTTCAGCCCTTATCTATGCGCCTCCTGGAACTGGTAAGACATCAACTATTAAATATTTACCTGGGCGTACGCTTATCATTGATGTTGACCGCACAACTAATGTTTTATCAGGAGAAGAAAACATTGATATAGTTTACGCTGATATTAATGATGTTGAAGTTGGTTTTGCAAAAATGCTTGAAGAAATTCATGATGAACACATTAAAAATTATGACAATATCGTCATTGATAATCTATCGGAGCTAGAGCAAGCTTGGCTTGGAGAAAAAGCTAAAAAGAGTAAAACTAAAGATGGAAGAATGATGGGAATACCTGAAATGGGAGATTATAATAAATTTTCTTTCTACCTTCCAAATCTTATCCGATATGTCAATTCTTGGCCGAATGTGAATAAAGTTTATACGGCTTGGGAAACTACTCGTGAAATTAAACTTCCTACGGGGCAACTTTATGATCAGGCTATTCCTCAAATACGAGAAAAGATAATTACCAATGTCATGGGGCTAGTCAATATAGTTGGTAGGTTAGTAATTAATGAAGAAACGGGAAATCGAGGGTTTATTCTTACACCATCTAATGCTACATTTGCTAAAAATCAGCTTTCGGATGCTAAGTTTGCAAAGCAGGAAGAGATTTGGCAATTTAAGTCAGAAGTAAAGGATACACCAGATGAAACTCCGTGATTATCAAGAAGAATTAGTTGAATCAATTAAAAGCTCATTCTTAAAAGGCAATCGCTCAATCATTGTGCAAAGTCCGCCACGTTCTGGGAAAACGGTTGTGATGGCTGATATTTCAAAAGGTGCTACTGACAAGAAGAATCATGTTTTGTTCTTTAGCCATCGAAAAGAAATTAATGACCAGGTTGTTAAAACCTTTGAGTTAAATCAGGTCAATATGGAATATGTCACGATTGGAAGTGTTCAGTCATTAGTTAGGAAAATTGATGAACTTCCACCGCCTGAAATCATTCTGGTGGATGAAGCACACCATATCAAAGCAAACAGTTATAAAAAAATACTGGAAGCTTTCCCTAACGCCTTAAAATTATTCTTTACTGGAACGCCTATTCGTTTGAACGGTCAAGGGTTTGAAGATATGGCTGATGACTTAATAACAGGAAAGTCTATCAAATGGCTGCAAGAGCACGGAAATATTGCTCCTTTTAAATATTATGCCCCAAATATCATTGATACTTCACAACTAAAAAAAACAAGCGGCGATTTTACACAAAAGTCAATGGATGAAGCATTTAAAAGAGCGATTTATGGAGATGTTATTGCTCACTACAATAAACTATCCAAAGGTAAACAGGCTATCTGTTACGCTCACAATGTAGCAACAGCACAACATATTTCAGAGGAATTTAATCAAGCTGGAATAACTGCAGAAGTAGTTCATGGCAAAACTCCCAAAACCGAACGTGAAGCTATCATGAATAAATTTAGAGCTGGTGAAATATTAGTTCTGATTAATGTTGAATTATTTACCGAAGGAGTTGATTTACCAGATGTGACGACTTGCATTATGCTAAGACCAACTCAATCACTCAGCTTATTCTTGCAATTTGCAATGAGGCCATTAAATCCTAAGCCTGATAAAACAGCAATTCTGATTGACCACGTTGGGAACTACACAAGACATGGGCTGCCCAATGAGGATAGAGAGTGGACGCTTAGCGGTATTTCGAAAAAACGTTCTGAGTATAATACAAAAGGTGAACTGACTATCAAACAATGTGAAATGTGTTTCGGATGTTTTGATAGTTCAAATATACGGACTTGTCCATACTGTGGTCATGAGCCCGAATTGACTGAGCGAGAGCTTGAAAATATTAAAGAAATTGAGCTTCAAGAAATAACAGAAGCAAAAGTTCAAAAACTAAAAAAACGAGTTTCTACATATATCAGTGCTGATATGTGTGACAGTGTTGATGAACTCGTTGAATTCAAAAATCAACACGGATATAAAAATGGTTGGGTTTTCCAACAACAAAAAATGAGAGGGTGGCTATAGCCACAAGGTAATAAAAAATGTTTGAAATCGATTATGAAAAAGCGTCAGAATTCGGAAATATTGTAGACGGTGTTTATGAAGTAACTATTGAGCACTCTATGGAGAAAACAACTCCAAATGGAGCTGATTATCTTGATATTCCACTTCGCATCCGTACTGATTTTGACCAACCACATAAAAACAGTGTGATTTTTCATAAAATTTGGCAGAAAAAAGATACTGGGAAATATCCAGAAGGTTCTATTATGAATCTTGCGAAACAAGCAGGGATTCCAAACGGTACAAAATTCAAGAGCTTAGATGACTATCTTGGCATGCTTGAAGGAAAAGCTTTGAAAGTCACAGTTAAGAATGAAACAAGCGAATCCAATGGTAAGACTTACGAAAACTTGAATGTGAAGAAAATGGAAACCAGTATGCTTGCGGCTCAAAGCGCTCCTGAAATCAGCGACGACGATCTACCTTTCTAAATATGGAAAATATAATGCTTGAGACGGCCTTGCGTTACAAGAAACTTGGAATATCAATTATTCCAGTTTCTCGTGATAAAAAGCCAATGATAGAATTTGCGGATCGTGAACCACTGACAGAAGATGAAATCAAAGCTTTTTGGAAACAAAACCCTACAGCAAATTTAGCCATGAAGTGCGATAAATTCGTTGTGGTAGACGTTGATGTTCATAATGATATAAACGGCTATGAATCCATTCAACCGTTGTTAGATGAAGAATGGTGGAAACCTACATTATCTCAAACCACGGCGAGTGGTGGGAAACAATACTTTTTCTTGAAACGTGAAGATATGGCCGTGACTCAACGCATTGGATTTCTAAAAGGAGTTGACATCAAGGCTCATGAAAACAATTATGTTGTGATTCCACCTAGCGTTACGAGAAAAGGCCAGTATAAATGGGATAATCAGTTGCCAATTATTACTGCACCTAAAGAATTGATTCGTGAGATTATGAAAAATCGTGACAACTATACACATTATGATTTTTCAGGATTTACAACAAGTGGAAGTAACAAAACTGCTCAACTCTTTGAAACAATTGTCCGTGGTTTGGGAGATAGTGGCGGCAGAAATGATGCTTTAGCTCGATTTATAGGTGGTTTGTTTTTAAGAAATGTAGATTTTGATGTGGTTTATCAATTGGCTAAACAAGCTAATTTTGCCACAAGTGATCCATTAGAAGATAAAGAGTTTGAAAGGACTTTTGAAAGTATGTTTAAGAAGGAGATGAGGCGAAGAAATGGAATTCGAAGCGATGGAGGCTGAATATAATGAATCGAAGAAAATTGTCAGCTTTCCAACAAATGAAATTACAAGTCTCAGAGACCTGAGAAATAATTTCAAAAGATTTAGAGAGTTTTACCTCGAAGAAAACGACAAAGTAAAAAGTGTTCCTCCTTTAGTTGTCGCAACTAAGATGCAGGAACACATGACAATTGTAAAAATTAATGATCGTTTGGCTATTTATAACATTGATAAAGGAATTTATGAAACACGAGCAGATTTCTTTCATAATGTGATTTTCTGGCTTGAACCTAGTTTCTCAGAAGCTAAATCAAATCAAGTCATCTTTCACCTTAAAAACATGGCGAAAGAAGTTGAAAGCACAGCAAGCCGTGATTTAGTCCCTGTGAAAAATGGCATCTATAATAAGAAAACAAAAAAATTAGAAGCTTTTAATGCTAAATATGTTTTCACTTCAACGATTGAAACAGAATATATTGAAGAAATTGAAGCACCTAATATCAATGGTTGGAATGTGGACGACTGGTTACTTGATTTAATGAGTGGAGACGAAGGACTTGTTAAATTGTTATGGCAGGTCATCTCAGCAAGTTTAAATGGGAATTACTCTTATCGTAAGTCTATTTGGTTTGTCGGTGAAGGGAATGACGGTAAGGGAACTTTACAACAATTAATTAGTAATTTAGTTGGTTTGCAAAATGTAGCGAGCTTGAAAATCAATCAGTTTTCTGAACGGTTCACACTTTCAATGATTGAAGGTAAGACCGTGATTATCGGAGATGATGTTCAAGCCGGACTATACATTGATGACAGTTCAAACTTTAATAGTGTAGTCACTGGTGAACCTGTATTTGTCGAGGAAAAAGGGAAACAACCTTACGTTTCATTTTATAAAAAAACGGTCATTCAATCCACGAATGGACTGCCTAAAGTCAGAAACAAAACAAACGGAACTTATCGACGTTTCTTAATTATCCCTTTTAGAAAGACATTTTCTGCTAAGGACGATAATTGGGCAATTAAAGATGATTACATTTTCCGTGAAGAAGTCCTTCAATACGTTTTAAAAAAGGCGATTGAATTAAACTTTGAGCGATTTGATGAACCGCAAGCATCGAAAGTGATGATGCAGGTGTTCAAAGAAAAGAACAACTCAATTATTGAATTTGTCAATGAGTGGTTTCCTCAGTTTAAATCAAGTGTGTTACCTGTTCGTTTCTTATGGTGGCTCTATCAAGAGTGGTGTAGAGATTCGGGTTATACTGCTTTAGCTAAAAGACAGTTTGAATTAGAAGTTCCGAAACATGTATCTAAGGAATGGGAGAAGAAGAAAGTTAGACCTAAACAATATTTTGCAACGAGTGCTGATGTACCGAGCTACTATTTGGGGTTTAGATGGAATTCTGAAGATCAAGAAAACCCTGTAATGAGCTATGTAAAAAAATAGCTGTTCCCGTTGTTCCTGTTTGTTCCCAAAGTTTTAAAGAACGGGAACAACTCTAGGGCCTTGATATGACTGTACTCTTTATCTTATTGTTCTCTTGTTCTTATTATATATAAGAAATAGTAAATAAAAAAGATAAATATATAAAAATAAAAGGAGAGTGAAAAGTCGGGAACAATGGGAACAAAGGAACAAGCATTGGTACTACTAGCTTTTAACTGTTCCCATTGTTCCCGTACTTAACTTATGAAGTCAGAACATACGATTCAGTCAGAAATAATGCTTGCAGTATCGCAAGCTGGAAATAAAATATTTCGCAGTAATGTTGGGAAAGTACAAACGATTGACGGCCGTTGGTTTGATACAGGATTGCCAAAAGGTCATGCGGATTTGTACGGATTTCGCCCAGATGGTCAAGTATTTTATATTGAAGTAAAAAGTGAAACAGGTCGAGTGAGACCTGACCAAATATATTTTTTAGAAACAATGCGTAAAAATGGCGCACTTGCAGGAATTGCTCGGAGCGTTGAAGATGCAATGAAAATAATTAACGGATAAATAATTGCTAGGGTTCTGCAGCAAGGAGATTAATACAGTCGGTATAGTAATGAAGCCCTCTAGGAGGTATAGCACCGACAGCCCTATTATTTTTGAGGTGTAAAAATGACAGCATTCAGAATCATACCAACTGTTAAATTGTTTAACTTAGCTAAGAAAGCAAGATATGACGGTTATGGAAGTAATTCAGTATATATCACAGTTCGGACTAAAGGAAGCCATGAGCTAGTTGAAATTTATCGAGATATTAAATCTGTTTTCAACAACGGAAAAGATATGACTTGGAATCAACTGTTTAATTTTATGGATAAGCAACTGACAGAATCATTAGTTGTATTTGAATAGCATTAAATCATGAAAATTACGGTTACATTGAGTGTTTAAGCTATTTAATGGATAATTTATCACGAACAAGCTAAAAGCGCTTAGAAGCTAAAATATGAGGTAAATGATATGTCAATGGATGATTATGAAATTTTTGATTATTCAACGGAAATTAAACATATTCCGCACAGAATTACAGAAAAAGAAAAACAAGACTTTGGTGAAAAATGTGCTAAAATGTACGGTTTTGGTTCAGTAAAACAATGGCGAACAGTTATGATGATTGAAACAAATCTGGGTTATAAATTCAATGGTTCAAGCTATTGGGATTTAAAAGATTTTATCAGTAAATATTTTGAAAGTGCTAAACGTGATATTTTTGTGTTAGATGGTGGAAGTCTTGGTGGTGATGGTTCTTATGAATGAAATTTTACGAGGTGCTAAAAATGGGATATTACGACACAAGAAATGAATCTAGGCGAATCAGCAAGCTTGCTAGTCAAAATATATCAAGCGAGCAAACCAAAAAAGAATTTGAATTAGATAGCCAAAGCAAATTCAACCAAGAAATGCAAGCTGATTTTCACGAAAGAATCAAAAAATTAGGAGAAAAAAATGGTAGTTAAAGTCTTTGATGCTTATATTGAAGGCGAAAAACAAGCAACTGGAACAATTGACGAGATCGCCGATTACTTTGATCTTTCCCGTAACTCTATATCTTTGTGGATAAAGAATGGGAAAGACCCTAAAAAAGCTAACGCTAAATATAAGCACGCTCTTTTAAATAAAGAAAAAACAAAAGAGCTTATGGAACAAAAGAAAAAAGAAGGGCGCAAACTTCCCGCTTCTGTTTATGATTATTATGACAAGGGGGAATTCATAATGACAGGAACTGCTCGAGAAATTTCTCAATTTTTAAACATTGACAAAAATAACGTATATTCATATATCCAAGTTGGTAAACATAATTTTGATTACAGGAAAAATCGAAAACATGCGATTTTAAACGAAGCAGAAACTAAAAAAAGATTCCCATTGCTTTCAATATCGTCAGAAGAAGAACTTATTGAAACAAAAGAAAAAGAACGTAGAAATCACGAAACAAAAGAAGAGCGTAGATTGCGAAGAAATATCAGAGCGCAAATGGCAATAGAAAGCTCAAGAAAAGAAGAATTAGGATTATAGGAGCAGCTAGATGAATCCAGATAAAAGCAATTTAAGAGGTTTTAAAATTACAGATTTAGTAATTACTAAAACTGTTGTAGGCTTAGGGACTAAAGAGAGCATTTGTAGAAACGTTTATCAAATTTGGACTAAAAACAGCGAATTGATTACAACAATTGATTACGAAGACAGCGGATATAGAGTTATTGAATCAATTTTTAATGGAGGACACGAAAAATGACTAAGTTTGAAGAAGAATTTAAAGCATTAACTAGTTGGGACTGGGTAAATGTTGATTTAATTCAGCAGATATTAACAAGATTTGGTAACTGGCACTCAGAAGAAGAGTTTCAGGAGCTATTGGATAAATATAGTAATCTCAATGATCACTATGAAAAAGAAGTAATCAAAAGTTCTAAACTAGAATCGCAAATCATTGGTTTAAAATCCCAACTCCAACAGCAAGCCCTGCCAGTCGTGCCTGAAGAGGTTGATAAAGCCATCAAATACTTGAAAA